AAAAAGAAAATGATGCGTGGCGGGATGGCTAAAAAGAAATGATTAAGCGTCAAGCAATCAAATATCTGGGATGGGCTTTGCTCTATATGGGCAAGCCCTTTACCTGTGTAGGCAACTGGTTCTGGAAGTTACACCGCAAAGTGTTAGACTGGAATAACTAATGCCTGTATTAAATAGTGGCTCAAAGTTTGTGACACACGCAACTGCACTGTCAACAACCAGTGACACAGATTGCTATGTCGTACCTGCAAACTTTTCATCTCACGTAGAGCATTTGCTTATTGGAAACAATAATAGCAGTAACAAAAACTACACACTTAAATACTATGAGGCTGCTACAACTACAACGCATACTATATTTACAACACACGCAGTAACAGGTAAAGGCTCTGAATCTATATTCACTGTAGAAAAACCTTTGTACATTCACGCAGGTGATAAGATAATTGTAGCTGCTGCAGATGCAAATACGTTAACAGTTGTAGTGGCGGCTGAAGAGTTCTTTGACCCGAATGCATAGGAGTAATTATGGCACCTAGAAAAAAAGCACCTGCAAAGAAAAAGATGCGTATGTCAAAAGGCGGTTCTACCGTAAATGCTGCAGGTAACTACACAAAACCCGCAATGCGTAAACGGCAGTTCCAACGCATCAAAGCTGGCACTAAAGGCGGTGGAGCAGGTCAGTGGTCAGCACGTAAAGCCCAAATGCTTGCGTCTGCTTACAAGAAGGCTGGCGGTGGCTACAAATCATAACCGCATAAAACTAATCCTAACCAACCAACCAATGAGGAGTAGAGATGATTGCGGAAACCCTTGCGGGTATCGCACTGGTAAAGAGTGCCGTAGATGGTATTAAATCTACCATCAATACCGCCAACGACATAGGCGACATCGCAAAGTATGTAGATAATCTACTTGAGGGTGAAAAGCAAGTACAACAACAGAGGTCTAAGAAATCTGGTAGCAGTCTAGGCGACCAGTTTGGAATAGAGTCTGTTGCACAAGAAGTTATAGATGCTAGAATAGCACAAGAAAAAATACAAGAGATGCGTACCCTAGTAGACCTTCGCTTTGGCCCCGGCACATGGCAAAGCATCATAGATGAAAGAGCCAAGCGTATACGTGAGGCAAAAGAAGCTGCAGAGCAAGCTAGGCGAGAAGCAATGAAGAAACACGAAGAGTTTGTAGAGAACTTAAAGATGTCTGTTAGCATAAGCGCAATCGTAGCGGCTGCAGTAGGTCTTCTAATTTTTCTCTTGACAATTCTGTAAGATAATGGTATAACTTATTCATGGCATTAAAATCATCACAACAGAGTTTAAAGAACTGGACAAAGCAAAAGTGGAGAACTAAGAGTGGTAAACCATCCGCCAAAACAGGTGAGCGTTATCTACCAACCGCTGCTATCAAATCGCTTTCGCCGCAAGAATATGCAGCTACCACCCGTGCTAAAAGAGAAGGAACTCGTGCTGGTAAGCAGTTCGTCAAGCAGCCTAAAAATATATCAAAGAAAACCGCAAAGTTCAGACGGGGATAATAATGCTTAACTTACTTATTGGACCAATTGCTGAACTTGCTGGCACATGGATGTCAGGCAAGGTAGAAGAAAAGAAAGCCCAAGCAAAGACACGTGTAGCCAAAGCAGAAGCTGAAGCTATCGTGATGCAGAAGAAAGCTACTGGTGAAATTGATTGGGATTTGGAGATGGCTAAAGGTAGCACATCTTCGTGGAAGGATGAGTGGCTTACCATTCTATTCAGCATCCCGTTGGTACTGGCATTTATTCCCGGCATGGAAGAGGTGGTAGCAAATGGATTCGCACAGTTACAAGCAATGCCTGAGTGGTATCAATATTCCTTGGGCGTTATCGTTGCCGCTTCTTTTGGCGTACGTTCAGCTACAAAGTTCTTCGGCAAGAAGTAAAAATGAGTTGGCTAAGAAAGCTAATTGAATATAACCTTATTGCTCGTATGACAATGCTTGCATCTGTACTAATGTCATGGCGTTGTGCAGAATGGTTTATGAACCTAGAAGACCCTACAATGCAACAGTCAGCATTTGTTTCTGTTATCATGGGTGTTATGACAGGTATCTTTGGTATCTGGATGGGGCAAGAAAGTAAGGGCAAAAAAGAATGAGTACTATAATTTGGGCATTGGTGTTGACTGTATGTACCGCAGAGGGTCAGTGTTTTAACCAAACAGTCCAGTGGTTCGATAACGAAAATAAGTGTGAAAAAACCAGACAGGTATATGAAGAGATACCAAAAGATGGTTCATGGGCATCTGTTCAATATAAATGTGGCATCGTAGGGGCTATGGAAACATGAAGTACCGTAGAGAACATTTTATTGAAGAGTTAATCAAGCACGAAGGCTTGAAGCTACAAGTGTACCAAGACACTCTTGGAATTGATACTATTGGTATCGGACGAAACCTAGAAGACCGTGGCATTACAAAGCAGGAACTAGACGAACTAGATATTCCTAATATTGACCATGTGTATGAGTATGGAATCACCGAAGCTGATGCGGTCTATCTAGCAACGAATGACGTACAGATTGTCGAGGAAGAACTGGTACGTGCGCACCCTTGCGTGGACAGGTTGGACTCTGTACGTCAACTTATAGTTATGGATATGGCTTTTAATATGGGCGTACCCAGACTTTGCAAATTTAAAAAGATGTGGTCAGCTATTCACGAAGAAAAATTTGACACTGCAGCAAAAGAAATGTTGGACAGCAGATGGGCAAATCAAGTAAAAGGCAGGGCTACTAAGCTGGCTAACGCAATGCATAATGGGGAATTTTGATGGGTTATATAGTTAAGAAAAGTAAAAAAGGTCAGATATATTATACAGGTTCAAACCCTCAAAAAAAGACAAGTTTTTTGCCGCACACCATTGAAGACAAAATTAATAAAGCAGCAAAAAATGTAAAGAAGTTTGTAAAGGAACTTACAGATTAATGGCTAGAGAACTAACAGAAAAGCAACAAGCATTTTTAAACGTCCTGTTTGAAGAAGCAGGTGGCGATATGGTAATGGCAAAAAAGATGGCAGGTTATGCTGATACTTCTAGCACTTCGGAGATTGTTAAAGGTCTTAAAGAAGAAATCTTGGAAGCAACGCAAATGTACATGGCTCGTAATGCTCCGAAAGCTGCGATGGCGATGACAGGTGCTTTGTATGACCCGACTGAGTTGGGTATTCGTGATAAAATGTCTGCAGCTAAAGAACTGCTTGACCGTGTAGGTTTGGTGAAGACAGAGAAGATGCAGGTAGAAGCAAGTGGTGGTGTTATGCTTATGCCACCTAAAGCTATTATAGAGGATGAAGACTAATGCTTAAAGGTTCATTAAAACCCCGCACAAAGGGTACTAAAGAAAATCCATTAACTGAGTATGAAAAAAAGTTAATTAAAAAGAAAGAACAAAATAAACAAAAAACCCAAGACGCTACTTTTAGTGTGACTGCGGGTAAATTTGGAAACAAAAGTAGTACACTAAGTGATATTGCAGATACGCTGGGGGTCACTTTAAAGTCATTAGAAAAAGAAAACCCTCAAATAAAAGACTTAAATAAAATATCTAAAAATCAAAAAATAAATGTCCCCTTACGAAGACAAACTTTTTTTGAAAAGTTTTTAGCTGGCAGTAAAAATAAACCATCTACTCGTAAGGTGGTAACAGGCAAAAACAAAAAAGAAACTATGGCTGTCAAAAAGGGAGCCGAAGGTAAAGTGTATGAAGGTATGTCTAAGAAAGACATGGCTGCAATAACGCTTGATTATAGAGTAGGTGGTATGGTAAAATCTACTGTAGACAACCGTAAAAGAAAATGACACGTAGTATAGGCAAGTGGAAGTTACCACAGCCAACAGACATCAAAGAAGAAAACGAATGGATACCCATCCCACGTATTGCACGTACTGTACCATTCGGATATAAACAGGATGATGAAGACCCCGACATTCTTCAACCTATCCAAATTGAATTGGACTTGTTAGAGAAAGCTAGACAGCACGTAAATCAATACAGCTACCGTGAAGTAGCTAATTGGCTGAGTACACAGACTGGCAGATACATCTCACACGTAGGGTTGAGGAAACGATTGAATAATGAGCGAAGACGTAAGAATCAAGCTGCAAGCCTCCGCAAGTGGGCAGAATATGCGAAAACGGCAATCGCCAAAGCGGAAGAAATCAGTAACCAAAGAACAGGCTCAAAAGCCGAAAGTTGAGATACAGGAAACTGTATCACCTGAATATGACAGCAGCGAGATAGAACAACACGCTAATGTTTTGTTCAAGCCAAACGAAGGACCACAGACAGAGTTCCTAGCGGCGGCTGAACGAGAAGTATTGTACGGTGGTTCTGCAGGTGGTGGTAAAAGCTACGCTATGCTTGCTGACCCATTACGTTACATGGGACATCCACAGTTTAGTGGGCTTCTGTTGCGACACACTACAGAGGAGTTGCGGGAACTTATATTTAAGTCGCAGGAGTTGTACCCAAAAATCTGGCCCGGTATTAAGTGGTCAGAAAGAAAGATGCAGTGGACTGCGCCATCTGGTGCAAGATTGTGGATGTCTTATCTCGACAGAGATGAAGATGTATTGCGCTATCAGGGTCTAGCTTTTAGCTGGATAGGCTTTGACGAGTTAACACAATGGGCCACACCATACGCATGGAATTATATGCGTTCTCGTCTACGGTCTACTGCACCTGATTTGCCAATATTTATGAGGGCTACGACTAACCCCGGCGGAAGAGGTCATCACTGGGTCAAGAAAATGTTCATTGACCCTTCGCCATACGACAGAGCCTTTGATGCAACCGATATTGAAACAACCGAAGTCCTACGGTATCCAGCAGGACATAGCAAGGCTGGAAAGCCTTTATTCAAAAGACGATTTATACCCGCAAGACTTTCTGATAACCCATACCTTGCGAATGCAGGTGACTACGAAGCCATGCTTCTATCGCTTCCAGAGCAGCAGCGTAGACAGCTTCTTGAAGGCGATTGGGATATTAAAGAGGGAGCAGCATTTACTGAGTTTGATAGGCGGGTTCACGTTGTTGAGCCTTATCGTATCCCTAGTAACTGGGTTAAGTTTCGTGCTTGCGACTATGGGTACGGCAGTTATAGTGGTGTTGTTTGGTTTGCCGTTGCGCCTTCTGAGCAACTTGTGGTATATAGAGAACTCTACGTTTCTAAAGTCCTTGCCACAGACTTGGCAGATATGATTTTGGATTTGGAAGCGGAAGATGGTAATATTAAGTACGGTGTTCTGGACAGTTCTCTTTGGCATAAGCGTGGTGATACTGGTCCTTCTCTTGCGGAGCAAATGATTAGTCGTGGATGTCGCTGGCGACCCTCAGACAGAAGCAGAGGCAGTCGTGTGGCTGGTAAGAACGAAATACACCGCAGACTACAGATAGATGAATTTACAGAGGAGCCTAGACTTGTTTTCTTTAATACTTGCACAAACCTCACGGCCCAACTTCCCTCAATACCGTTGGACAAGAAAAACCCAGAAGACATTGATACAAAGAGTGAAGACCACTTGTATGACGCTCTTAGGTATGGTATAATGTCCAGACCACGGTTTAGTATATTTGACTATGACCCTATGGGTAGACCCGGCGGCGGTATGCAGGTAGCAGACGCAACCTTTGGATACTAAGGAAAAGCAATATGAATGAAGATGAAATTATGATTGAAGATGATGCTATCGCACTAGAAGACAGTGATGATACATCTATCTCTGACGTAGACGTAAGTAATATCATACCATTTATTATGGAACGCTACAAGCGGTCTGAAGATTATAGGTATCAGGACGAAGAACGCTGGCTTCGTGCCTATCGCAATTATCGTGGTTTGTATGGTCCTGATGTTCAATTTACTGAAGCAGAAAAATCTCGTGTCTTTATTAAAGTCACAAAAACTAAGACGCTGGCAGCATACGGGCAGATTGTAGATGTTCTGTTTGCTAACCAGCGTTTTCCTTTGTCTATAGAACCTACGGAGTTGCCAGAAGGTGTGGTTGCCGATGTACATTTTGACCCTAAAGAGCCAGAACAATTGCGTGGTGAAACTGCTCTTTCCAGTCCCTACGGTTTCGCGGGTGACGGCAGAGACTTACCGCCGGGAGCCACAGCGCAGTCCTTACAAGAAAAACTTGGGGTGCTGGAAAGCAAATTGGAACCTGTTTCTGACAAACTAAAAGAAGGGCCGGGTAAGACACCTACCTCTATTGGGTTTAGCCCAGCAATGATTGCTGCAAAGAAAATGCAAAAGAAGATACATGACCAGCTAGAAGAGTCTGGTGCTACTAAACATCTTCGCAATGCTGCATTTGAAATGGCACTGTTTGGTACTGGTGTTATGAAGGGGCCATTTGCCATTGACAAGGAATATCCTAACTGGAATGACGATGGCGAGTATGACCCACTATTTAAAACAATCCCACAAGTAAATCACGTATCTGTCTGGAACTTCTACCCAGACCCAGATGCTAACAATATGGATGAAGCACAGTATGTGATTGAGCGTCACAAGATGTCACGTACACAATTGCGTAATCTAAAGAAGCGTCCATACTTCCGTGGTGAAGTTATCAATGAAGTTATTGCTATGGGTGAAAACTACACCAAGCAATATTGGGAAGATGACTTGGCTGACTACGCACCAGAGCATGGCGTTGACCGCTTTGAAGTGCTTGAGTATTGGGGCATGGTAGATACAGAACTGCTTGAAGAGCAGAATGTAGATATACCAAAAGAACTAAAAGAGTTTGATGAGTTGCAAGCCAATGTCTGGATTTGTAATGGCAAACTAATGCGTATGGTTCTTAACCCATTTAAGCCATCTAAAATCCCATACTCTGCTGCGCCATATGAACTGAACCCATACTCATTTTTTGGTGTAGGTATAGCAGAAAACATGGACGATACACAGACATTGATGAATGGCTTTATGCGTATGGCTGTTGATAACGCTGTGCTGTCTGGCAATTTGATTGTTGAAGTAGATGAGACAAACTTGGTGCCGGGTCAGGACTTGTCGCTGTATCCGGGCAAGGTATTCCGCAGACAGGGTGGCGCACCGGGTCAGGCTATCTTTGGTACAAAGTTTCCTAATGTGTCACAAG